TTCTGCGATTAGTTCTTCGTCCTCAGAGGTGAAGACCTTCAGCTCTGCTCCCTTGCTGATCGCGAAGGTGGAGTTGAGCCAGATGGCTTGGCACTCCGGCATCGTCCACGCGCGCTCTTCCGGGATTCCGTTGGAGATTAGCGAGGCGACCACCGTCAAGACCCACGGGGTCCCGCTGGTTTCTGCGTGCTTGGCTTTCTTCTCCCAGAACTTCGGCCAAGCATCGACCATGACGAACTTGGAAAACAGTTCGATCTGGTCGGCGAAGTAATCGCCGTTGGCGGTCATCTTGCCGAGATACCAGGAGTCCTTCCACGTCAGTTTGTCGAGGCGTTCGCCCGAGCAAATCTTGACGGCCACCAGCAGGTCGAGCGGACGGATGCCGACCCCAGAGCGGAGCAGGGGGCTTTCGGCTGCTTCCAGCTGCACGCGGTGAAGCAGGCAGAAAGGGGAAACAAAACGGCCCAGGAGTTTGGTCAGCCCTGGGTCCGTGAAAGCGGATGTGAACCGCTTATCCATGCGGTTAAGCGATGGCCTCGTAGCCGACGGCGGTGACGGTCACGGCGGTGTAGCCGCGGTTCGAGCCCTTGTCCGAAACCTTGGTCACCCAGCCGGAGAAGGCCGTGGAGGCCGTGCCGCCAGAATAGGACGAAGCGGTGTTGACCGTCAGGGTGAAGTTAGCGCCGAGGACCGGGATGGCCGAGGTCTTGGCGATGAGCTCGACGCTGATCTGCGTCTTGCGGTCGTCGCCGCGCCAAGCGACGGTGAGACCTTCTTCGTCAACGATGGTCGCTTCAGCGGTGAACTCTCCGTCGTTGGTGTAGGACTGGACGACGGCATTGGCCACGGTCGCACCGGGAAGGCCATAGATTGCGGTTACCCCTTTGACGATAGCAGCCATATACTATTGCGGGTAAGGTAAGGTTAGCCCTCGGGGTTCACGACCACCAGAATGTCGTAGCCTAGGACCGATGCCCAGGAGCGTTCGTTCACGCCCTCATCCTCGGAAAGGGGGGTGATATCGTAGCAGTGCGCGTCGCCCTGCAGGGTGAACACGTCCTGCAGCGCTTCGAGGTCCTGCATGGCCCCGGCGATGGCGGCCATCCGGGCACGGTGATCCGTCAGGGTCACGTCGTCGGCAGAGTCCAGCAGGGTCACGCGGACCGAGCAGGAGTAGTTCCCGAGGCCGTCCGGGAAGTCGTTAGGCAGTCGAGCAGAGTCGCAGAGCACGATGGCCTTGGGGAGCACGTTCGTGTCGGCGCTGTCGCCCTTGTAGATGTTGACCCCGGCGAGTTCTACCTGGGCGGTGAGGTGGGCGGCCACTGCGGCCTCCACGATATGGCGTGCGGATTTGGTTCCCATAGAGTTATTTCTTCTTCGGATTGTTGGCCTGCTGGAACGTCTTCTCAAGCCTTGCGAGCACGGCGGCACGCATTTGTTTAACGCGGTTTCCGTAGACGATGTTCTCGGTGCCAGCGTCATTGGCCACGTTGTTGATGTTCCCGATCAGGTTCATGACGGTCATCGAGACAAAGCCAGGGCTTCGGGTGGCGCTGAACACGCCCTGGGACGAGCGCTTGTTGGCGTCCACCCACGGGGCGTTATAGACGCCGAAGTTTCGCTCGACGCCCTTCTTGGTCACGGGCTTAGGCACCTGCTGCATGACGGCAGCCCAACCGGCTTTGACCCGTCCGACCTTCACCTGCCGTTCGGCGATGTAGGCTTCCAGCTGCTGGACGGTTTGGACCATATACTGCGGACCGCCGACGGGCTGGTTGCGCTTCCAGCGTCCACCTACGGCGTTCTTGTATTTGTCGTGGATGCCTCGGAGGTCATCCGTCACTCCGGCGATGGGGCGAATCTGGCCGAAGATGTTGGCCTTGGCCAAGTAGTTTTGAGCCTTGGCAAACGCTCGCGTGTAGCTTGTGTCCTCCATGATCTTACGCATCACGGGGGAAAGAGTCCGAACCCTGGACAGGGTGGACTTGTGGTCGTAGATTGCCCGGAAGCCTTCCTGGTCATTGGCCTTCACGGAGTTGATGACCTGACGCAGCAGGACCGGCATCCCCCTCTTGGGACTGTCCGCAGGGACGAAGATGCGTTTGACGTCATTCCCCAGTTTGTTCATGCCCGCCTTATGGGCGGCCACGCTCAGGCCACGGCCCCCGCCCTTGGGCATCGGCGGGGTGAAGGTCATGGCGTCGCGGCACATCAGCCTGATCTGCTCGCGGGTGACCATCTCCATGTCCCCCTTCACCTCGGCGGCAAAGTGCCTCAGCGCCGCGTTGAAGTCCGCGAGGCTGGCGGGGTCGATGGCTGGCCGGTCTTTGGCCATTACTGGTTATCGTCGATGCACTGCAGTTCGATGACGGCGCTGGCCTGCTTGTAGGACTGGCCTTTGACCCGGAGGACCTGACCGTTGACCGTCAGTTTCTTGCCCGGGGCTAGGGAGGCCATAGGGACGCCCGAGACGATTGTGGCTACCTGACCTCCAACCCGGCCATCAGAAGCCGTCCAAGGGGCCGTAGCGGCGGCGAAACGCACCGTCCACATCTTCTCCTCGGTGAATCCGCCCGCGTCGAACTTGGGGGTGTTCATCGGCTGGGACAGGCCGACAAGGAACAGGTTGGAGCCGACCGTAGCCGGGACTCCGATATCAGCCAGGAGCGCTTGGTAATCTGCCAGAAAGGTTCCGTATAGGGACATGAGAGGGTGGGTGGGAAATTAGGGATACAAAAAAGCCCCCATCGCTGGGGGCTGTTTCAGGACTCAGCCCCGATTAGGGGTTGTAGACCGAGGCGAGGGTGCCCGTGGTGATCGCCTTGTTCGCACCGAACATCAGTTCCATGGAACCGACGAGGTTGCGGGTGCTCTTGTCAGCCCAGACGTTGTAATAGACCGAGATGCCGAGACCTTCGATCGGGACCACTTCGCGGACGAGGAAGTCGTTGCCGACGGAGTCGAGGTCAGGGGCCGCAGCGGCCATGGCGATGGCCTCAGCAGAAACCGCGAAGCCAGCCAGTTTCGCCTCGGACGGGAAGGACGAAGCGTAGAACACGCCACCGTCGAAGCCGTAGGCGCCAGCGGAGAGCGGGAGGGAGGTCGTGCTGGTCGGGATGAGCTGGGAGTAGATGCCCGGGTTCACGATGAGGGTCTTGCGACCGGCCTTCGAGACGCCAGCCCAGAGAGCCTTCAGCTGAGCGGAGCCAGGGGTGACAGCCGAGTCAGCGGCGGTCACGGTGGCGGCGCCGAAGTTGGCGACGGTGATCGGGGCGGTAGCAGCGGCCCAGATGGAGTCGGCCAGCTTGTCCATGTTCACCTTGAGAATCTTCTCGAGCTTGATGCCGTTCTGGATGTCGGCGTAGGAGAGACCGAAGGGCTGATACAGGTGATTAAGCGACACGGCGGTGGCGCCAAGCGTGCTGTCACCGATGACATTAAACGCGGTCGGGTTGGTCAGCGTGGTGCTGCCGGCGGTGGAGAGGGCGACCTGGACGACGTCCTTCGGGCGCTTCACGTCCGAGGAGAAGTCGGAGGCGAAGTTCGAGAGACCGGCGAGGCGGTTGGAGAGAGCGGTGAGGCTGAGTTCGGCGACGGTATCGACGATCAGGGCGCTGTTGATGGTGTTAGGCATGGGTAGCTAGTGGAGGGTTAGAGGGGTGAGGAAATTATTTCTGGGCGAAGAGGACGGCCTTGTGCTTCTTGAGGAAGGCGCGGCGCTCAGGACCGGCAGGCATCGCGGCATACTGCTCGGCGATGGAGCCGACGGCGGCGGCGGCGACCGGGGCGGCGACAGGCTCGACACCAGAGGCAGCGAGGATGGTCGCGGCTTCGACGGAGGCGGTGGCCTTGTTGGCTTCGAGTTCCGCGATCTTGGAATTGGCGGCAGCTAGGGCGGCTTCCAGTTCCTGAACCTTGGCGTCCTTGGCGGCGGCCTCGACCTTGGCGGCATCGAGCTCAGCGGAGACGTTGACGACAGAGGCTTCGACAGTCTTGCGAAGGTCGTCGCGTTCGGCGGTGAGGGAGACGACAGCGGCCTCGGCGGCCTTGAAGCGTTCTTCGATGGTCATATACTATTGCGTAGGGGGTAAGGTTAAGCGGACTGCTCGAAGGCGGCGAGGGCCTCGGCGAAGGACGTAGCCAAGCCGGTGACGAGGTTCTTGGCGGCGGCTTCACGGCCTGTGAAAATCTGGCCTTCCATGTCTTCGCGACGAGCGAGCGAACGCTTGCGGAGGACGGTCTGCTTGAACTCCTCGTGCATGGCCTCGACGGCCTTCTGCTCGAGCGCGCGCATCTCGTCGGTGTAGCCTTCGCCTGCGATGTTCGGGGCCTTGTATTTGCCAGCACGGAACACCTCGACCTTCAGCCCCATGTTCTTGAAGGCTTCGTCGTAGGACTCGTCCACACTGATCACGCCGATGGAGCCCACCATAGCCGAGGGGCTGGCGTAGACGTAGTCGGCCTGCGAGCCGGTGTAGTAAGCTCCGGAGGCCATCAGCTTCTTGGCGTAGGACATCGTCGGCAGCGGGATGCTGGCGATCTTGTCGGCGAGTTCAGGGGTGCCGACGACGGTGCCGCCAGGGGAATCAATCTCGAAGGCGATGCGCTTGACCGCAGGGTTCGCGAGCATCTCGTCGATCTGTTCGCCGACCTCGGTCATGTCCATGGCTCCGGTCAGTTTCTCGAACTTGGTGAGACCCACGCCCAGATAACCCTGGAGCGGGATGACCGCCGTGCCGCCCTGCGTGACGTAGGGTTTTGCGACAGGGTTGAAGAACATATCGATCACGCCGTCCACGACGCCGTACTTCTCGGCGTACTTCATGTGGTTCGCGACCTTGATGGGGTCGCAGAGAAGAGGCTCGCGCCCGGAAAGACCTGAGATGAAACAGTTCATGGATTAGAGGGTTCGGGGGGAGGAGGGAGGTCGAGGTTGTCGGCCACCGCGTCAGGCGTCTGGCTTGAAGCCTGACCCTGCTGCAGCCAGTTGAAGGCAGACTGATAAAGCATCCAAAGCGGGAGGTTCCGCTCCTTGGACTTCTGGACAAGCTTCTCCATCTCGACGGCTCGCTGTTCGAGCACCTCGTCGTAGGTCATGCCCTTCTTGCCGAGGATGGCCTGAGCGGTCGTCAGACCCATCTGCAGGTCGGCTCGGTCCTGGGCGGCTTCACGGCCTGCGTCCACGGTGATGTCGCGGGGCGTGATCCAAGACTTGCGGTTGAAGTCCGGGTCGTCGGGCAACTTGCCCTTGGCGATGGCGTCCGCAATCACGTAGTCGTAGACGCGGTCGAGGTTGTCGATGAGGATGCTCTGCCACTTGGCCGCCCAGCGGGACACCTTGCTGGCGACGAGACGGACGGAAGCCCCGCCAATCTTGGACGGGTCAACCTGGTACTCGTAGGGGAGGAGACGGACGATGTCGCGCTCGATGGCGGTCATCATGCCCATCCAAGCCGGAGAGGGGCGGTTGTTAGCGAGCTGAGAAAGGTCCTCGTTTGTATCGACGACCAGCATCTTGCCGCCCATCTGGCTGGCCATCTTCTCGCAGGAATTGTAATCGCCTGAGAACTTGGAGGCCGGGTCGTCCTGCAGGACGCCGCCCTGCTTCTTGAGGATGAGGGTATGGTCGGCGCTGTCGCGGACCGCTCGCTTCTCGAGCTCGAAGACTTCCAGATGGTCCTGCACGGAGTTGAGGCTGGACTGCAGGACGGGGTATCCGCGCACCGCAGACGGGCGCTCGAACTCCATGACCTGGAGCATGGACTGCACAGGAATGTATCGGTCCTTCTTGTCGCCGTCTGTGTAGACGTTCCATCCGGTAATCTCGCCGTAGGTGCCGAGGTAGGCGCCGTCCACGTTGTTCGGGTCGAACTTGGCGGCAGGCGACCCCACTCGGTGACTTTCGAGGACTTGGATTTTCGGGACGCCGGTCTTCGGGTCGTTGGTCAGGATGCCAAAACTATCACCATCTACCAGAGCACCGGACATCCACATGGCTTGGATTTGGCCGAGGTTGTAGCGGTTCGTGAGGTCGCAGCGGACGGTCCAGTCGCGGAAATAGTTCTGGTGGGCGATGGCCACCTTCGGGTCTCGGGCGTTGGACTGCACGACGAGGCCGTCGCCGACGGAGACCAGGACGGCCTCATCGACGCACTGCTTGTAGAGCGGACTGTTGCGGACTGCCCAACGGGACTTGGCCACCATCGCGAGACGGGTCGCGGACGTGACCTCCTTGCGCTGGTCATTGACCCCACCGATGAAGAGCATACGCCGCGCGCCCGACTGGGTCGTGCTGGCGAACTGCGAGTAGGAGGCGGTGGCCCCCTTCTTCGGCTGCTTGGTTTGCTTATCGGGTTTCTTACGCATCAGAGGTCAACACGGGTGTCCCAATTGATCTGCACGGAGGTATGAGCACCGCCATACTTCTTCGGGTCGATACGGGACAAAGCGTAGTTAATCTCCTGCAGGCGTTGCGCGGGGGGCATCCCGAACTGCTTGTTTACGCTCGTGCCGGAGTCCGAGTAGGACGTCACGGCTTTGCCAAGGTCGCCATAGGCTTCCTGCCTGTATTGCAGGAGCACGTCTTCGGGAACGCCTACGTAGATGCCGAGCATATACTATTGCGGGGCGGGTAAGGTTTGCGTCTCGTCCCGACCGAGCAGGCCCCAGCGTGCCGCGATCAGCATACCGAGAAGCTCGCAGTCGAAAGCGTGATTGTCCCGCACGCCCTTCCGCAGGCGCCACATGGCCTTGCCTGCATCCTTTACGCGGACCTCACTGTTCAACTGTTCCACGTAGGAGGGGTCGGCATCACGGGCGAACGTGAACACCTTACGGGCTCTCATCCCGTGGAACAGGTCCTTGCCTGACAGGTTCGACCAGACCACCAGCGCCGTCGGCGTGCGGATGCCGGGGACGTGGATGGCGGTCGGCGTGTTGTAGAACCGCCTGACCGTGTCGCCTGCCTTTGTCTTCACGTTGAAGTACTCCTGGCCTGAACCCTTGGAGCAATACCAGCCACGCTTGGCGCACTCCTTGTAGACCGTCTGGGTCGTCTGGTCTTGGCCGCCTGAGTCTACCATGACGAGCTGAGGATGGACGCCATACTTGACCGCCAGCGCATCAAGGCCGGTCCAGTCTCCGATGCCTTCGGTGCTGTTGACCTTCCCGAAGTACATCAGGCGGCTATGCCCGGTACGAGCCCACTGGCGCACGACAACCCAGAAGTGGTCACCTTGGCAGTCCACCTGCAGGGTCACGAACTTGACCGAGCCTTCGGGCGCGGCGTCCTTGTCCACGATCTGACCGCGCGGCGTGATGTAGCAGACCGCCTCCCAAGGGTCGGCCATCGCGTAGTCCGAGGACTCCGTCGAGACGACCATGCTCCCCGTGCCGTCGTCGCTCCATGGCAGGGCGAGATACTGGTTCTTGAACAGCATACGCGGAGTCTGGTCACCAACCAAGTCTGCGACCTGCTTCGCCTTGATCATGTCCACGGCGAGCGACCCCCAGCTCGTAGACGCCAAGGCGTTGACGTGTAGTCCGACATAGCCTGCCTTCTCGGCCTTAGCCGTAGCCTCGAATCCGGCGCCGCGCTCGACCTCGTTGCAGATCGTGCGGACCTCGTCGTTGTCCTCCATGCGGTGACGGCACTTCGAGCACTCGTAGGTCGTGCCCTGCTGGACGGCCTCAAGGTCCCAGCCGTCCGTCATCTTCGCGCCCTCGGGGAAGCGGATGTAATCCCACAACCAGGGCTGGCGATGGTTGCACGACGGGCAGACGAACATCCACTCCCGCTGGTCGGTCATCAGGTAGAACTTCCAGAACTCAGCCCCCTGTCCCTCGATGTCACCGGGCTGGCTCTCGTAGATTGCCTTCGACGCGAACGCCGCCGCCTTCATTCGGCTCATGCTCATGGCCAGCGCGCCGTTCGGCCACTGCCAGATTTCCGAGCCGAAGACGTAGCGGACGTGCAAGGACTGCAGGTGCTTCTCCGTCGAAGCCGAGCGATTGTGAATCAGAGACCCGTCCGCGAACCGAAGCGTGCCGGACTTGTCGTTGTCATCCTGCGACATCTGGTTGCGGATGTCGGCTACCTGGTCGAACAACGGCCTCAGCTCGTTCAGCGTGAACGCCTTCGCCTTGTCCTGCGAGTCGAGGAAGATGGCCATCGACGCACGGCGGTTAGCCATCAGGTAAGTCGCGCAGAGCTTCAGCGTCAGCGTCTTCCCGCAGCCGATTGCCCAGGGCATGAACATCCGCGACGTCGTCGGCGCGTTGAAGATGCGGACGGCCTCACCGATCCACGGCCAACGCTTCGGGTTGTAGCCCCCGTCGAACACGCCTGCCGGAATCTTCTTCACGTTCTCCTTGAGATACGCGACAGGGTCGCTCAAGGCCGACGGCCTGACCACGGCAAGCCCCTCCTGGAAGAGCTCGTCGGCGTTCACGGCTTCGGCTCCTCCAGCGTGCCGGACACACGGGCGACTTTCTCCCGCGTCTCACGCGCCCATTCCGTCAGCACGCCGATGGCCTTGATCGGGTCCTTCGGGTTGCAGTTCTCGCCGCACTCCGAACCCAGCGCATCCAATCGCTCGACAATCAGGCCAGCCAGACGGAGCATCGCCTCGCGCGCTTCCGTTGCCGTGATGTGCTCACGGGCGAACACCGAACGCCGCTCGGCTTCTTCCTGCAAGGCCACCAGCGTCTTCAGGCTTTGGTTGTACGTGACCTGCGCGTAGCGTGCCTCGGCATCACCGGCTCTGAGCAGTTGCTCGTACTTCTCACGCGAGAGCACGACCAGGCGCTCATGCTTCTCGATCGTCTGCTTGAAGCTCGCGTCGGGGATTCCCTCCACGTCGAGCGGCGGCCTTTCTTTTTTGGGTCGCCCCGGCGCGCGCCGTGAACCGGCTGGTTCGGAATCCCCCGTTTTCTGCTGGTTTTCAAAACTCATGTTTAAAAAAACGGCGGGGTGGCAAGCCA